GCTGTAGCAGCCAAGGCTTATAAAGTCCTAGACTGGCTCGCTCTTAACGTCGGTAAAGCTAAAGATAAGTGATTAGTCTTATCGTTCAGCTACTAATAGCGTTCCCTAAGATTGGAGCGATGTTTCTACAATTAAGAACAGCATATGTTAAAGAACTTGCCTCTCGTCGTCACACTAAGCACAGCGCTCGTATTAATGAGTGGGTGCGTGACACTAAGAGAAAGCAGGATTCCTGAGTTCATCGAGGAGCTAGACCAATACGAGTTTAGCTCCTCTGAACGGGAAACCATCGGGAGCATCCTCGACTACGTGAATGATTTAGAAAATGATTAAATATATCCTAGCATCGCTAGCACTGCTCGGCTGTTGCCCAGCGGAAACCAGCATCACCCTTAAAGATTTCGTTAAGCTTATCCCTCAGTGGGAAGTGTATCCTAATAGCCCTCACGATGTTGTGGGTGACGATGGAGCAGCTTACGGACACTACCAGATACACAAAGTAATGGTAGAAGATTACAACCGTATAACAGGACTCAACGCCACTCATACGGACGCCTTTGACCCCGTGTTCAGTGAGCACCTCGCCTATGTAGTTCTGAGGCACTACGCAAAGCATATCAGCTCACTCGGTATAGACCCCACAGCAGACCACCTACTGTTCATCTGGAACGGTGGAGGTGGCGCTTGGAAACGAGTGGCTAACCCTAAGGTTGACCAGAAGCAAACCAATTTAAACAGGTATCGAGCTAAGGCTCTACCTATCATCAACAACTTTCGTTCCAAGACACAAGAAGTAGCAAAGAGGCCCTCCGAGGAGGATAACCTAGGCGTGAACCAAGTGAGTAAGAACACCTAACCTGTAACCCCACTCTGGGAGTTACATTCAAAGTAAACAAACTCAAAAAGAAAATATATAATGGCTAATACAAGTCCGTCCCGTTTGGGACAAATCGGCGCCGTCGGCGGCAGCACTGCTGCTGATAACGCACTCTTCCTCAAAGTGTTCTCTGGTGAAATTCTGACTACTTTCGAGGAGCAGAATATCATGAAAGACCTCCACATGGTTCGCACCATTCAGTCTGGTAAAACAGCTCAGTTCCCTGTTACAGGTATCGCTGACGCTAAGTACCACACTGTCGGTGAAGACATCGTGGATGCAAGCAATAGTTACCTCTCGTCTATCAAGCACGCTGAGCGCACCATCAACATTGATGACGTTCTGATTGCTTCGACATTCATTGCTAACATTGACGAGCTCAAGAACCACTACGACGTCCGTAGCATCTACGCTAAGGAGCTTGGAAAGGCTCTTGCTAAGCGCTTCGACATCGCAACAATGAAGACTCTCTTCGCTGCTGCTGGTGGTACTTCTCAAGTCGGTGGTAACAGTGGTACAAGCATCTCTGGTGCTACTACTACAACTGCTGCTGGTCTTGTTGACTCGCTGTATGCTGTTGCTCGCTCGCTTGACGAGAAAGACGCTCCTGATGAAGGTCGTTTCGCAGTCCTCACTCCAAGCCAGTACTACACCCTCCTCACTGCTGACAACGTTGCGATCAATCGTGACACAGGTGGTGTTGGTAATGTTGCTACAGGTCGCATCACTCAAGTTGCAGGTATCAATCTGTACAAGAGCAACCACCTTGATTCAATCATCGGTCTCGGTGATGACTCGGCTGTTGCAACTGGTGATGGCTCGTCTAACAATGACGTGTTCGGTGCTGGTGGTTCTGGTTACAATGGTGACTTCTCCGCTCTTAGCGGCACTGCATCTGCCAAGGGTTTCCTTGCAGGTACTAAGGAAGCTATCGGTACTGTTAAGTTGCTTGATTTGGCAACTGAGAGTGAGTACCAGATTCAACGTCAAGGTACTCTGTTTGTTGCTAAATATGCAATGGGCCACGGCGCTTTACGACCAGAGTGTGCCGTTAAGGTTCTCCCTGCGTAAGCAATACCCGTATTAATTCTGAGACCCCTTGGGCAATCCCCTTGGGGTCTCTTTTTAACTCCCTTTAATTTTATATAGAAGTAATATGCCCACTCTGACCTCCAAACTAGAAGCAGTTAATTCGATGCTAGGACACATTGGTGAAAGCCCTGTGAACAGTATCAGTAACACCAACGCACTCCCTGTTTCCGCTGCTACTGCTATCTCTGCTCTTGATGAGATTAGTCGTTCCGTTCAGTCAGAGGGTTGGCAATTCAACACAGAAGTAAACGTCACCCTAGCACCTGCTGGGGATGGCTCCATAACTTTATCAGAGGACATCCTTGAGCTAGACCCCATCGACACATCAATAGATGTCGTACAGCGTGGTTTAAGTCTCTTTGACCGTTCCAATAACACCCAATCGTTCACCAAAGCTCTCAAGGTGAACCAGACACGTCTCCTAGATTGGGAGTCCCTACCAGAACCAGCTCGACGTTATATCACCTTGCAAGCATCCCGTGTGTTCCAAGGACGAGTTGTTGGCTCTCGTGAACTAGAAGCGTTAATCGCTCGTGATGAATACAAAGCTTATGCTGCTCTCACTGAATTTGACAGCGGAAGCTCTGACCGAACTATATTTGACAACTACGATATGGCCGCCAGAATTGGTCTTAATCGCAACTACGACCTTACATAAACAATGGCTTTAATTAACACCAGTGTTCCCAACCTTATCCAAGGTGTCTCTCAACAACCAGATGCTACACGCTTTGATGGACAGTGCGAGGAGCAAGTAAACGCTCTTAGCTCTGTTGCAGAAGGCTTGAAGAAACGCCCTAACACTCGGCACATCGCTAAGTTGTTAGATACGGCTATTGAAGATGACAGTTTAGTTCAGTTTGTTAATAGAAGTGAGACTGAGAGATATGTAGTCATACACACAGGAACTAAGATGTATGCCTACAACATTATTTCAGGAGCTGCTGCGGGGATTTGGTATAATGCTGTAGAATACACGAGCGGCTGGACAATCCCTACAGACCACTATTTGTACACCACTGCTTCACCCGAAAAGACTATTAACGCGCTATCAGTAGGTGACAGCACTTTCTTTGTTAATAAAAATGTAACCGTAGAAAAAAGTACAGAAAAAACAGAGGCTTTAGTTGAAGAAGCTATTGTTACTGTTATACAAGGAGACTATGAAAAACGGTATCAAGTGGCCCTCGGTGATGGCAGTGAGCAAGGGGCGGTCTTTTTGGTGAACACGGTTCCCGTAGACCTCAAGGGCACAGGGACACAACAAGAGTTTTATGTGATTACAACAGGCGATTCATATGCACTCAACGTCGGAGGCCCATCTGGCCTTAAAGTCTCAAGCGTTGACATTAGCCAAGCGGGGAGCGGTTATACCTCCAACCTCACTAATAATTCAAATTATTTATCTTTAAGATTCACCTCCTCCTCCACTGGGGCCACTACGTCTATTCCTTTAACTATATCTACAAATAGCGCTGGGGAAGTAACAGCCGTTTCGGTTTCGGTATATACGACCACGTGGGTGCTTCTCGATGTCATAGGGTCTAGTTCGATTTACGGAGGGACATCCTCAAATAGTGTTACAACTTTAACTGTAACCTCAGGGCCAGCAGATGGAACCCGAGGCGGACAAAATGCATCAACCGAGCGCATCGCTCAAGGTTTCGCAGGAAGCACTGGAGGTACGAACAACGGTATTTCTGGTTCTTTTCCCGCCGCTTTTGATAGAAGCAGACGAGGAAGTGTCATAAAATTCAAACGCGATGATGGCGCGTCCTTTACTATCTCTACTTCAGATGGTTTAGCGGATGAAGGTCTTTCCTTAGCTTATACCGAAGTAGCAAGCATTACTGACCTGCCCCTACGTAACTTTAATAATTTTCAAATCAAAATTATCGGAGACACGGAGCTGGCTCAGGACGACTACTACGTTAAATTTGAAACGGCAGATGGGAGTGGTTTCGGTACTGGTTCCTACAATGAAGTAGCTGGCTTTGATATTTCATCAGGGATAGATAAAAGCACTTTTCCTCATCGACTTATTAATGATGAATTAAACTCCTTTGTCGTAAAAGAAGCCCCTTTGGGCTTAAGACAAGCTGGAGATGATAAAGCAAACCCTATGCCTTCTTTCGTCGGGCAAAAAATCAACCGACTATTTGTACACCGAAATCGCTTAGGCATTCTCAGCGGAGATGCTATTATCTTTTCAGAGGCTGGCGAGTTATTTAACTTCTTTCGCACTACCGTCTCTACTTTACTGGACTCAGCTCCTATTGATGTGCGCGTGTCCAGTAAAAACGTGGTCAATATTAGTTCAGCGGTGGGCTTCCAAGAGAATTTAATTCTTTTCTCTGAGGCAGGACAGTTTGCCTTGAAGTCTGGCGACTTGCTCACTAGTAAAACAGTATCTATCAATCCCGTCACAAACTTTGAAATGGTAGACGGGTTTGAGCCTATTGCACTTGGGTCTTACATTTACTTTCCGTACGGTAAGGGCTCATTTACAGGAATAAGAGAATACACAGTTAATGCTACTACCGATACATTTGACTCCTCGGATATAGCAGAACATGTTCCCGCTTACATTC